ATTTACTCCTTTTGATAAATTGGCTAATTTTGTTGCTTTTAGTAATGATAATTTTTCTCGGACAGAGGGTTATGAGCGTTGTCGTAAATATATTGACCCTGCCGTTCAGATTGTCCTTAAGCAGTTCTATCGTACTTATGATAAGATAGGAACATTGAAATTTAATTATAATCCATTGGCGTGTGTTTTAGAGATGAATAAATTCGCGTCCGCCGGGATTCGGCCTGGTCCTGTTGAGTCCTCTGTTATTAATGGAGTTAAAGTTACTGTTTCTCCTAATGGATCTAAAATTGAGCAATTTCCTCATGCGTTACGAACTCATGTTGCGTGGGTAAAAAAATTAATGAGTGGTGAATTTACACACTTGCCAAATTATAATGTGATTAAGATTAAAGTGGATCGACGATGTCTCTATGGTAGAAAGGTTGCTGATTTGCAGAAGTTGCATCATAAGAAGCGTGAATTCTTTATGACTAACGCCCTCCATCAGTTAAACTCCACGTGGATTAATGGACCTCGTATAAAATTAGAACGTGGTAATTGTATGAGTATTGGTAAAAGCTGGTGGAATGGTGGCGCGTTGGAGTTTGCTCGTTATCTTAATTATAATATTCCGGGAATGTGTTGGAATGATGGTGATTATGAGGGTCATGATAAACATATTAAAGATTTTTTGTTAATGGTATATCAAGCGGTAAATGTGTCTTATTACGATCTTGACTCTATGACCCTTGAGCAGCGTGAAGTTTTTTTTTGGGTTAACGCTGATACGATTTTTAATATGGTTGTTAAACCCACTTGTCATACGGGAGGAATTTGGAGAATAGTTAAGGGTTATTTGTATTCAGGTGGTAAGGAGACTAGTTCGGCCGGATCGTTTATAACTGCTCTTTGTTTTGCGATATATTTGTGTAAGACGATGGACGATTATCCTGGTCGTGCCCCTTCGATTCTCAGAGCTCTTGAATTATCTTATATTGCCATAGCTATTTATGGTGATGATCATTTATGGTCGTGTCCGGGAGTTTTGAGTGATATTTTGAATGAGAATACTTTTGCAGCTGTTTCCAGTGAGTTGTTTGGCATGGTGATACAAGATATATGTATCCATACTGAGTTTTTGTCTATCCCGAATGTTGCTACTGGTGAGTTTGTTCGTAGGGGCCCGAAATTTTTAAAGCGTTATTTTATTGCTGGTGATATTTTGCCTGTGTTACCATATAAGCCGTTTAGTGAAACAGTTCAGCGTTTGCTGACTCCTACTACAGATGCTCCAGTTGATACGATATTGCGTGCGATTGGCCAGGCTTGGGATACGATGTTTACTAATCAAGCGTCTTATATGGTTTGTTGGTTTATATATCAGGAAATGTTGCGACAAGATGGTCGAACCCCTTCCCAAATTTTTTTGACTTTGGATCCAAATAGTGATAAATATATCTCAATGTCGAAGAAACTTAGTATTAGTGCTGGGATAATCCAGGAGGGGTTTCCAGATTATAATCGTCGTCGTGTAGAGTTTCATAAATATGATCCGTCCCAGCTTGATTTTAGGGTTACCTCATATCGTCCAGTCAATTATGAGGATTACGTTTTTTAATAATTAATAAATAATAAAG